TAATAGCTCCAGATAAGTAAACAGATTCATGTAGTGTAGAACTATCTGCATATACAAGATTTAGGGTGCCTGTCATTATTTTATCCAATCTTGTTTTTAAGGCATCCGATTCCTGCCCTAACGAATAACCAACATTAGCAGCAAGCCATTTATTTGTATTGTTTTCTGTATCTGTAGTAGCTTTGTCTGCGGTGTTTACCTTTCCGGCTACAGCTGTCGCAAGGGTAGATAACTTATACTTAATAACTCCAATTAACCACGATAGCTTTCCTTTTACTATCTCTGTATCTGCGGTTATCGTGTCTACACTGGCGGTTATATCTCCGTTGTGTAAGTTGTAATTATTAGCCCACAACTCCGACTTAGCAACTGCCGTAAATGTCGGCTGTGCCGTGCTTAGAGTAAATACATTGGTTATACCTTTGTAGCTTGTTAGGTAGAGAGGATAGACTGCTGTGGTTACGTCTGGGATGGTTAGTTGGTTACCGTGATATGCTTCATATGCCGTAGTTGCTCCGGTTTCTAGTTGAACACTGCCTATAATTGTATCCGAAAAATTGAATCTGATATAATGAGCGTTGCTTGGTGTGGTAAAGTTATAAACAGAAGTGCCAGCAATTCCACTAATAAAAGTTTTATTTACATCATAGAAGCATACTACCCTTACCGTTGTCCAAGATGCCAAACTTAAGCCATATGCACTTGTTGGATTCACCTTGATATAGGGGCTTATATCAGAGCTTGTATTAGCATTTTCTGCTCCCGTGGAAGAAGCAAGTGCTTTATCATGGGTATATGTTTCATCTTTATTAAATATGTTCTTCCCTGTAGCCACCACTGTAACGCTACCTGTCCCGCTCATTGAGGTAATGGAAATTAGGGCATCGTCTGCGTCTGTGAATTGGACGCTTGTGCCGGTTGCTGTAGCCTTATCTTTGTACTGGTTCGACCACATTGCTCCATCGGGTTTTATGGATACATTGCCATTGCCCTGTACATTACCTGGTGTGTTTTCTGTAGCAATAGGGTCTGTAGTTACCGTCCCGCTATTTATCCATGCTGTACCGTTATATCTCCAGCGGATTTTTGTGTCATTGGCTACTGTTGCCCAACCGATTTCGGGAGTAGGATAAGTCGTGGCAATAGTAGAGTAATTGGCTACATTTGGCTTGTATATTAATAATGTCTCATTTATAAGTTCCTGTGCAGCATCATTTGCGTTATCTATAGCCTCATTAGCATCTTGTATTTTTTCTTCTAAAACTGCAAGTGTATTTAGAACAGTTAGCCATTCATCTGTACTTTCAATTCCGGAATCATTATGTACATTATCAATAATTTCAATCCCGCACGTTGAACTTGTAACGGTTTCTCCACCATTGAATAGTATTATTTCTAATGCTCCTCTACCAGGATAAGCTTGCATTTGATCTGTTATTTCAAATTTTACAACATTCCCTTCTACTATGCCATCATGCTCTGTATCATCAAGTACCTTCTTCTGGTCAGGTTTAAGCATTCTTACTTTTGCTGTAGTGCCTGTGGGTATTACAAATACCCTTCTGTCTTTGCCAATAAAAGTAACTTGAACTGTTATTGATTTAAGGCATCCTTGTTTTAATTTTATCAACTGACTTAGGTCAAAAGTTCCTACCCCAAGTACAATTTTTATTGGTGGCAAATTAAACCCCATCTTTAACACCTGCCTTTGCGAGTAGGATTATCATTTCCTTTTCTTCTTGCTTAATCCACCCTTTTATAACAGCAGAATTAAGGGTAATTTCATCGATTCTTTTATTAAGAAATTCTTCTAGTAATATTTTGTACATTAAATTACCCCCAATCCTGTTAAAGTGAGTTTTCTTACGGCATCTTCTAAGGCACTTAATCGATCTTTTGTAGTATCTCCTGGTGTATTATTACTAATGAACTCATCCGACAAAGTAGTTATTTCATCTTCTGGAATTATATAACCTTCTGGTTTTTGCCTGGGTACTACATGGAAAAGTATACTGCTTATTGTTTTACCAGTTCCATTATTCACGGAATATAGATAAACCGTCAAATCACCGTCATACTGCAGCACCGAATTAGGTACAGAAGTTGTAATATTACCTGTATCAGGATCTACTTCTGGTATTTTAACTATAGCTTCCATTCCTTTTCGTGCAAAATGAATTTGTGGTGTTCCTGGAATATCGATTCCTTGAAATTGTATTTCCTGATTATAATCAAATTGAGTAAAAGCCCTGCTATTGAACGTCTCGTTACTGTCTGAAAATATAACCGTTATCATGTTATTTCACTCCCTTCTTTTATATTGCTGCCATGACAAAACATAACAGTTCCTCATACCGTAATCCAAGCTGAGTAATCTCAACTACGCCTTCATCTTCTTTTGTATACTGTTCACCATCTTTTTTAAATTGACTACCATTTTTCTCATACCAAGTATTTTTACAAACTAAGGCATATTGATAAGGGTCTAATCCTACGCTCTCAAATGCTGCAATTACATCCTGTGCAATTAATCCCATATGGATTCTTGCATCTTCTCCTTTAACCCTTACAGCATCTTTAAACCTAAAAGTTCTAAGAAGTTTCTTAATCTTCTTGGCAGCTCTTTTTTCTGCCCTTGTAAGCTTGCGTATTTTATCTTTCATATTTCTATCAGAGGTATTTATGGTTCCAGTAGAAGCATATACTACATCCCATTTATTGCTAGGACTTCCATTTGCCATTACACCATTATTAGTAGGAGAGAAACATGGTGTACCATTTAAGAATTTAGCCACATCTACTCCGTATTGAGTTTGCGAAGAATTATGTATTTCCGCATGAAAATGGCTTGTCAGTGAATAACCTGCAAGCCTTGTAGTAAGTGCTGAATTGGACACATACGTGCTACTAATATCAGAAGTTTTTGCATATGGTCCTAATGTTGAGGTGAGAACTTCTGTTGTAATATAATCTTCTAATTCCGAGCTTAGTGCATAATCCCCTAACATTTCTTCCAACTGATCCAGCGTTACATACCCAATATCAGGAATTACCATTCCATAAAGAATTTTACCAAGCACTATATAAGTTTCAGCCATTGGTATCATTAATACTGTGTCATCCACTGTAGGAGTGTAACTTGCCAGATAACTGTATTCTTTTTCAGAAGGTGATTCCTCACCGTAAAATTGTATCTTAACTGTACCAGTCTCAAATAATTCGGTTACCGTAGCGAGTTTAAGTCCTTTTTCCTCAGTGCTTTGATTAATAGCAATCAAGTCAACCGCTTCTACCATAATTCAATCACCTTCTTTACTTTATGTGACATGCTGCCATTTCCATTAGCGTTTATACTCCATGCGGTTTCTATAACTTTTTCTGTTACTTCCAAATTATGATTACGAAATAACAGGCAATCATTGTACATGTGATGAGGCATCGGAAGAGTATTAAAATCATATCCTCCGTATACCAAGCTTAATTGTTCCGCTTCTTTTCTGGTATAATCATCCAATGTTACTTGATCCGCAATGTCGGTTATGGATTTAATATCAGTTATAATACGTCCACGGCTAATTGTTGAGAGTTTGTTACTGGCCTGTTCGTTGATAAATGTCGATATAAGATATCCTGTCTCTGGATTTTCAACATATCGAACAAATTTATTAGGGATATTAAAGGTATCCAGTGTCTCATTAGCACCATAATACGTTACACTCTGGTCATCCGTCGCATATTCGTATTCATAGGTTCGCTCTTTTCCGGTAATGTATTTTGTAACCATGCAAGTACCGTGGAAGTTAAACCAAACTGTATTATAGTTGATAGCATTTAATAGGCTGTTGATAATCTCTAACTTAGATGTTCCTATCTCATACTCTTTATCAACACTCAGCTCTAACTCTGATTCTTGGATACTGATATCTTGTATTCCGGTAGATAGAATTAATTCCCGAACTACTACCGTATACGGTGTTCCTTTAGTGATTAAATATCGATTGTCTACTTTATCCTCTCTCAGGATAACACTCTTATCGTAGGCCTCTATATTACGGTATACATTGCCCTTGTTTTCGGCTCTATTTGGACTGTTAAGCAAATATATGCCTTGCTCCCATTTGAGCCATTCTGAGCCAATTTGGAGGCAGAAAACAGGCTTTATTCTTTCCGAAAAGAAATCTATATCTTTTAAATTTCTCTCAGAAAGTTGAAAGCTTGCAGCCCCTTTTATTTCTGCCTCACTATCCAGCCCATAAGAACCGGTTATTTCATCAACGGTACCTAACTTAAGATCATTTTTATCTAGTAATTCGTATTCCCATCTTATGGTGCGATTGGAGTGTAGAGCCTTTTTTACTTGTTCTTGTGTGTAGCCTTGAATACCAAGTTGTTGCATCTCTATTCCTCCAATCGTGTTATTGTAAAGGTTATGACATAATAGTTTAATTCGGATTCTGAGAATTGAATGCTGTTGGCATTAACAGGATATTGATACCCCTTATTGTTACGGTAGTACAATGAATCCTTTTCTAAAATTTCTCTTACATCATCAAACTCTGATATTTTTATAGCATATTCATGAGTTTCTACATAGCTTTTAAAGGTTGTAGACTGTACTAAAGGGTACACCCTACCATTTAGTTGTACCAAGTACTGATCTTTTCCAAGTGTTATTGATGGTCTTTTGTCTGCATTAAGGGTTTTCCATAGGTTTATGTAATTAGTCCCATCATTCAACAAAATACCGTTAAAATCTAGGCTTACCGTAATAACATCTGAATCATTGTATCCGGTACCTGTTACTGCCCGGACATAATACTGATTACCGCCATTTCCTGCGAATATGTCGTTGTGAGTATTGGTGTCCAATGTGGCTATAAGTGAAAAGGCTGTTTCCTTTGGTCCTTTTCTGTATATTAAGTTACTGGCTGTTGTAGATGAAACAAGTAACGATACCGAATAGTTTTCTGCAGGCGCTCCGTCAATGGTTGGCTTCTGTGGCCTGGTAAAAGAAACTGAGAAATTATAACTTGTTTCATCAGACCATAGATTATAGATATTACTAACGGATAGCCTTACTGTATAACTACCAATATCAATAAAATCTGGGATGGTATAAGTATTTGCATCTGCTATCTGTTCTCCACTGTCATGTATAAGATTGATGCCTTGATACAACTTTAACCTAAATAAATTCTGTCCGGCACTCTGCCAAGTAATTACCGGATGCATACTATTGGTTGCATTTGTGATTACAGGTATTTCAGGCTTTCCAATGCTATAAAAATTCTGCCAGTCTGTCCAGGGCGAAAGCTCATTAAACGGATTGTAACATCTTACACGCCAGCTATAATCTCCACCGCCAATAGTGCCTTTTGGAAGAATATATATTGTTGTAGAAGAAGTTACACTAATACTGACTGCTGCTTCATTTCCTTTTTTATATTCCAAGTCAAACTTAGCTTGCGAATAACCAAACTCATCCATGAATCTCCACCGAAAATATATATCATCGCTACTATTCATGGTTGTATCAACTGGGCTTATAGGGTATGGAGTAGAAGGAACAGTTGAACCGATAGTAAATGATGCCGTTTCACTCCATGGTGATAATGCATCTACCATATCAGTGATTCTCACTCTCCATGATACCGTTTGTCCATTTGTAAATACGTTTGCAGGTATGGTATAACTATTAACTATTAACCCTGTTCCTGTCGTGTATGATACGAACCCATTTGTACTATACTGAACTTCAAACGTCTTTTGTGTGCTGGTATTTTGCCAATTAAGCTTAATTTCTCCTAGTCTATTTCTTACAGTATTGTTAGGTACTAAACTTGTAGGGGCTACCGGTGCAGGATCTTCATATGTCACCACGATGTTGGGAATATAAACCCCTTCGCGAGACGATATATTCGCATGGCAGAATATCATCTTTGCGTTTTCTGGCAAATAGTTTGAATCCGCTCTTATACCCACATAGAGCTTATTATCAACTAGCTTAAACCCATTTATAGGCATATAAACAACGGAACCCACTGATCCAGTGATATTCAAAGAACTATCCTGTCCTAGTGCATTAATCGTTATAATGTTTTCTGGACTGCTCCCATTTCTTACGCCATTATATGTTAGTGTGGTTTCAATATCTGCAAAGTTGATACCAGTTACACTTCTTGCTCGTATAACCCACGGGTAGGATGTATTATTTTCTAAGTGTGCATAGTTAGAATCATAGGCTTGGAAATTGTTAACTCGAAAGAATAAGGCGATATTAGTTATTATCTTATCAGACGGAATACTGGAAAGATCAAATGCCATTATATCCATCGCATTACCATATCCAGGCAAGGCAATTCTTAGAGGGTTCGTGCTACCAAAATTAGCATTCCCATTGCTATTATTGTTAAATCCAGATAGCAGTATAGTATCTGCTGTACATTGTATGGTTGTATTATGTACGGCCATTGATTACCCTCCCTTGTCTAGATACTTGTTTCAAGCTATTCATTACACTAATAACTTTTTGTATGTCATCAATATCAGATGCATTAATTGACATGTTTATGTTGTAAATATCACCATTACCTGATTCATTCGCAGGTATTATTTGACTACCAGAAGGTAGTACAACTCTTTCTGGTTTCAATCCTTCGTTAATCCATGTTTCTCCACCTGGGAAATTATTGGTACCGGATGCATATCCTCTACCAACAGTAGAAGCGGGAGCATAGTATGCATTTCCATAATCGGACGACCTTACCAGTACCATGTTAGAATTTGCTGCTGCATTAGTGGTTGTATTTTGTGCATTTGCAACTGTACTTGTTACTTTTCCTACAGAATCACCTATTGAAGCCATACTTTTCTGTAAATCATTTGAACGTCCCATGATGACTGAAATTACTGTTGCAAGAGCTATTAACACAGCTACAACAGCGGTTACTATTCCGATTGTCTTTAATGTACTTGCATTGGTTGCGGTGAAAAATTCTTTTATTTGGCTACCTGTTTCCGTTACTGATTTAATAGCTTTAACTAATAATATAATCGTTGTGACTACTCCACCCAAAACAACGAGTGTTTGTAATACCGGTGTTGGTATAGATCCTATTGCCTCAAATAATCCAGTTAACAAGGGAAGTAATCCAAGTGCTAAGTTATTTTTAACAGATTCCATCATTTTGCCGAAATTAGTCATCGCATCGTCAAGTTGATTAAACTTATCAATATTTTCTTTATCAATTACAGCTCCCATTTCATGTGCTTGAGCTGCATAGTTTTTAACTCCTTCACTACCCTCTAAAATAACATTATTTAGTTCCATAGCCGATTTACCAAAGATGGACATCGATAATGCATTTCTCTCAGTTTCATTTTTTACATTACCAAGAGCATCAATGGTATCATAAAAGACTTGTTCACTATCTTTTAATTGTCCATTTGAATCAGTAATCCTGACTTTTAATTGCTTAAAAGCCTCTGCTGCATCTCCGGTACCAGATCTTGCAGAATCCATGTTTCTAGTCATCTTTGCAATACTACTACCTATGTCCTCTGCGGATATTTCAAGGTATTCTGCTGCATATTTTAACTCTTGTATGGTATCTGTAGTCAGCCCTGTTTTATGTGACAATTCATCTATCTCACCTGCTGCTGCTGCTGTATCAATTGTCATTTTGCCTAAGGCTGTTACCATGGCGCCAATTCCAAGTATTGCATTACCTACATTAGCATCTAAACCATCAAATTTACTTGCCAGACCCTCAATTGCAGGACTTACTTCAAGTCCGAATGTACTTGCCATTCCTCTAATTGTATCGCCAAAACTATTACCTGCTTTGTTGGCCTGTACTAATTTATCATCAACATCTGCTAGCTCATTTTTTAGTTTCTCCATCGTAGTTCGTTGATTTAATAATGCTTTATCCAGTTTATCGATTGTAGCCTCGGATGCTTTACCGGATGACATTGCCTTATCATAAGCCTCTTTTGCAAGATTAACCTTTTGTGATTGCAACCCAATCTGTTGTGTTAATTTTTCTTGTTTAAGAGATAGTTGAGTGGTCTCGTCACCATATCTTTTTGCGGTTTCAGATGCCAATTTAAACTCTGCATCTAATAACCCCATCTTACGGTTAACTTCTGTTATTCCTCCATCAAACTGTGAATAATCCAATCCCAATACTATAGTCTTTTTATTAGAAGCCATTTAGCACCACCCTTCTATCTCTTTCAGGCTTTTAATTTCTTTTACATTATTCTCTGCACCAAAATATTCGGATTTATATTCCTGTCCTTGCATTGCTGCTGCCTTCATTAACTGTTCGTCATTATACATATCAATCATTTTTATAACTTTACAAAATGGATTGTTGTAAAATTCCGTCTCAGGTCTGCCCATTTTATAGCAATAAATATAATAAAGGGAATCCCAGTCTATTTCTTTTTTGACAGGAACTCCCGCATCAAGTTTTTTTGCAAATCACCTTGTAACTTTCCTGGATTATTACTTGCGCTAAACTCATTTATAATTTCTGTGATTGTTTCAACACTGATATTCGAAACAATTTTTCTCGCTTCTTCTAGGGTAAAATTCGGATCTCTGATAACTGCCCCAGAGTATATAATACATGCACACGTATCTGGAAGATTAGAAAGCTTCATAACATCACCAATGTCGTTTATTTCTTCGGATTCCTCGCAGAAAATCATGAATGATTCAGTATTAAATACTAATTCTATCACCCTATCTTCAAACTCTAAATCAATTTCCGTAATAGGCTTCGCTATGATTTTCTTCTTCATAATCAATCCCCTTCCGTATCTGTAACAAGCGTACCGCCTGGTATGGTGTCCAGAAATGCGTCAGCTGCTGAACTGGTAAATGTTGAATTAGCAGTATCACCGAATGATCTCAGTCGTTTATCAAGTGCTCTCTGCACCAGTCCGATAGTAATAGAATCTGTAGAGAAGTTAATATTATCAGTTGACTGCTGCGTAGTCTGTGCACTTCGTCTAGGCTTACCCATAAAGAACCAACACAATTCTCTGTTATCTCCTGTTTCCTCTAACTCAACGCCAATCGCAATATCCTTTGGCTGTGTACCAATCACTTCATTCATTACACCGCTTGCATATTCATCTCCGTAAATTTCTGCTCTTACTTCTATAAATACTTTATTCATATCGATAACCAGCTCACCGCCAGTTAACCGGCTTATATCTTCTTCTTTTGCACCAGCTCCATATAAT